ATAAGTCAGTTCTGAGGCCACATAAAGCCGGTTGTCGTTGGATGAAATATACCCGCACGCCATAAGATATTGATCCCCACTTAGTAACTTATTGAATAGCTCCCGCTCGGCGGTTCGCCGCGGATCGGCGCTAGTAACTGACGTCCACGTCGAAACTGATCTTCGCGGTCTGCAAAAAGTTTTTCCCCCCGCGCTTGACCGGCCCGAAGTCCACGTCGTAGCCGCCCGCGTAGAACATACCGTCGCCCCACTCGCCGCGATGGGAGTCCAGCACTTCCGCGGCCGCCGCCGCGTAAAGCTGCACATCCCGTGCCAGCGTGTCCAGTTTGTCGTAGGACACGCGGACCTCCATCGCCATGTGGGCCTTGCCTGAAAAGGTTCGGAACTTTTCTTTGAGCTGGTTGGCCAGTCCGTCGCAGTACACGTAAACCGCCGGGTATGTCACGCCCGTCGTGCGCTCGGCCACTTCGAACGCGATGTTCTGGGGTGCCACCTGGGCCGCGTCGATCGCGGGCAACTGCACGCTCTCTCGATCCTGCAGCGCAGAGATCGCGAAAGGCAGGCCCGTCTGCGCGCCCAGGATGTTCACCACTTTCCGTGTTGCCGATGCCCCGATTGCCGGCATGTTCTACCCCCTGTCGAATATGCGCCTGGCGGACTGTCTCAAGTAGCTGTCCGGATCCTGGCCGTGGCCCGCCGGGCGGCCCGTCCTGAGTCCGCTCGCTGGTTCCAACCACGTCTGGCTGGCGGTCAACGGCGTATCGTTTTGCAGGCTAAGGTCCGTCCCGGAGTACCCGGCGTACACATTCCAGCCCGACACCCCTTCGGGTGCGTTCACTGCCTTGACGGTAAGCGCGTTGCCTGCCGCTGCCGTCATTGCCGTCAGGATGCTTGGTGCGCCTTCGGCTCCCGTCGGCCCTTGCCAGGTGACGCTTGCGAAGTACACCGCGGCGCCCTGCGGGCCGGGCGCCGTGCCGAGCTTCGGTGCTTCGGCCCGCGGGATCGGCATGTTTACCATCCCCACCCCGGCCTCGAACAGGGCGCCTGCCGCCCAGTTAGCCAGCCGCTCGTACTCTTGCCATTTGCCCTCGTACCGGTCGTTGAGTTGCCGGTTGTAGGCGTCGCGGTAAGTGACGCTGAGCGCGCGGAAAGTGTGCCACTTATGCAGCGATTCGGTCACCACAATCTGCTCGATCCGCCGCGGATCGTTTTGCCGCGCCAGGAACGCCTGGAGGTCCACCGTTAATTCCTCTTCCGCCAGCTTCAGCTTTGTCGTAAGATCGATTCCTTCGATCTTGGCTACGTCGAGAATTGCCGACTCGTAGCCCAGTAGCTCCTCGATCGTCGATATCGAGCCATCCGTGAACAGCGCCATATGCGTTCCGTCCATGCCCCGGCTGGGCTGTTACAGTCTCTTCCCGCTGCTCTTGAGGGCGCGCAGATCGGAATCCGAGATCACCGTGATCTGCATTCGGCCCGCCGCCGCGGCGTGATCGGCCGTCCGCTTGGCATCGGCCATCTGCTCGCGGAACGCCGTCGCTTCTTCCGCTGTTGCCAGTCGCGCTTTGCCTTCGACAATCATCTTGGCCGCAGTGCCCTTCGGCACCTCGCTGGCAACGCCCGCGCGCCCTCCGTCCGGCGTTTCCTGGCTGACGATCACGACATCTCGCTCCGTCAGCTCGGCCTCCACCTGCCTCATTTTTTGATAGAAGACCCGCAAATCCATGTACGCCTCGCTTTTTCGCCATCCGCGGCCGGCCGCTCGCAACCCCGAGCGGCCGGTGTCTCGCGCCACCAATCCACTAACTACAGGCTGATAGCTGACCGCGTTTGCCCGGCTAGCTATTCACCTGCACTCCGAACGCGTTTCGCAACACGCCCACGCCGTAGAGCACGTCCACCGTGAACTGCTGCGCCAGTGTGTTCGGCTGGTAGCTCATGATCACGCGCATGCCGAAGTTGCCCAACTCGGCGTACTCGGCGATAGCGCCCGTACCCGGCAACGGCTGCGGCAGCCGCCGAACTACCAAGCCTAGAGCGCTGCGCGCGAAGGCCAGGTTGTGCGTGGTTACCGGAGCGGTGCCCGTCTTGGAGACGAACTGCGACCGGAAGACATAGAAGTCCTTGATCTTGCCGACCGTCCCGTCGATGATCGAGCGCAGCCCCGCGTCGCCTGCCGTCTGGTACTCGCTGAAGCGCGGGATTTGGCGCAGCTGCGAGTAAGTCCCGGCGTCCACAACCAGGTACTTCGGCTCGCTCGCAGGCACCTTCGCCTGGAACAGGGCCGTCTCGGCCGAATCCACCACCGCCTCGGTGATCGACGAGCCGGCCGTCCCCACCGGAGTGTTGGCGCTGAAGCTCGCCGCCAGGTTCAGGAGGTCCGTTTCGATTTTCTCCGCTAGGGCCACCATCGCCGGCTGCATGTACAGCTTCAGCAGATCCGGCACGGCCAGGACCTTCGTGATATCGGGAACCTGGAACGTCGCCTCGGCGTGCGTGTTCAGCAGGATCTGTGCATTGCCCAGGCTTGGGTTCTGCGTCTGAACCGTGCCGCCCTCGGCAAGGTTGTTCGCCACCAGCGTCGGCGGAATCGGCACATTCACCGTATCTCCCGCCTGCGCCAGCGTCGGTTCGAAATCGCGATTGACGAGGTTTCCCATTACCAGGTTCCCCATCAGGGCGGGTAAGGCATCCACCGCCACCAGCTTCACAATCGCGTTCGCGACATTGCTTGAAGTAATTGCTGGCATTTCTCAGCTCCTGTTGGCTACTGCGCCTCACGGCCTCTCTGCCGCAGGCGGCTTGTCGCGCGTCGCCGTCCCGAAGTCTGCACACACTTCGGGCAGGCGGCGGCAATCGATGAATTTGCCGGGCCCCGCTTCGCTGAGCGCAGTCGCGCTCGGCCGGCGGAGCCTGTCACTCGGTTTACGTAGCGGCGCGGTAACCGGTCCTACGCTACGCAAAGTTGTACCGGGTACTTACATCCCGCGGACGCTCTGCGAGGTTACCCGCACGATCTCCTGCCGGATCCGCTCCGCTTCTTCAGCGCTCATTCCCGGCCGGATCTTGTCCATATCGACCGCGCCTCCCGCCGCCGGCGCCCGCTGCGACGTGATTGCCCCCGACCCGCCGTGAATGCGGGCCGGAAGAAACTCCGGGTTCTCGCTCAGGAAGTGCGTCAGGTATTCTTTAAGCCCCTGTTCCCCTTGCTCGCCCTTGGCCAGCAGGCGTCCGTCCTCGGCTCGGAATACATCTTCTTTGATCGCCTTGAACGCAACGTCCACCTTGAGGACCCCGAGCCGTTGCAGTTCCGACCGGATTGTCGAGTTCCGGTCTGCCTCTTCGGCCATTTGCCGGCTCCGCTTGTTTTCCTCGACGAGCTCGTTCAGCCTGAGTTCCAGTTGCTCGCGCCGCTTGCGCTCTTCGAGTAGTTCGTTCTTGTAGGCCGGCTCCGTTTTGGTCTGCTCTTTTTTGAGGAATTCGTCGATCGTTTCCCGCACGATGCTCCGGATCCCTTCGGGCTGTGCTGTGACTTCTGGTTCGTCCATGTCTGCCGCTCCTGTGATCCTCGCGACCCTAATCGGCGTTGGCCCGCTCGATCTCCGTCGCGATCTGGTCTTTGAGTTCCTGCCTTACATCGCACAGGTACTTATAGGCCAGCTTCTTGAAAACTTCCCTCCTGAGCGTCCCCGAGCCGAGATTCAGCTTGAGCAGCCGTTCGGCGTCGTCCAGTTCGCTGGAGAAGTCTCCGATATCGAATTCGTCCAGACCCGAGACGTCCACCGTGATCTCGTCCTGGCGCGCTGCTTCAATGGCGCGCAGCACCCGCTTCATCGTGTCTTTGATCGCGTCTCCGTATGCCCGGAGCACCTCTTGCGTGATCGTGAAGTCCCGTTGCTTGCTCAGGCCCGATTGCGACTTCGACGAATCCCACGCCTGCGGCGTCAGGTAACACACGCGGTAAATTTCGTCCTTGAGCCGGGTCAGGTTCTCCACCGCGATCTCGTAAACGTGTCCCTCCGGCTCGGTCCACCCGAACTTGTCCTCCGGGCCGAGCTGTATGTAATACGATTCGCCGACGATCTGCTTCCACTCCCTGTCCGAGTACACCACCGGCATGGCGAAGAGCCCCATTGTCAGCGCCCAGCCGAGTGCGTTCGATTTGTTGAAGTGCTCCAACTGCAGCAGTGCGGCTTTGTTCATCAGCCACAGCCCTTCGCTCACCTGAAGCGAAAATAGAGGCACCCGTCCCAGGCCCGCCAGCCCGTGCCTCCCTTCGTCGATCAACTCGGGTTGGCCCTGCT